TATCTCCACAAGAAGAGAAATATTTAGCTCAAGGATTAAGAGCAGTAGGTATAAAAGCAAATCCTCCTACTATATCTAATCAGGAAATGCAAATGTTTAATGAAATGGTAGATAGTGCAGCTAATAACTTTATATCCCCTATTGACGAAATGAGAGCATTGCAACAAAAAGGAGGGTCAGGTGCTGATTTTTTAAGTAACCAAGAAATAGCAAGATTTCAACAATTACAAAATCAAAATAATGGTATAAAAAATACAATTTCATTAGAAGAAATGATAAATAAAATTTCATTCGATAGAGATGCAAATGTTCAACCTGTTCCATCACCACAAATAATTGAACAATATAGAAAAGAAGAAATTGAAAACCAAAAACAAATACGAAGACTAAGAGACGCAGGAGTTAGTTTTAATTAAACAAAGATGCGAGAAATTGGAGAATGTGTAATGAGCCTATACCCAAAGACAAAGCCAAAGAAGAAGATGAACAAAAAACCAAAGAAGAACGACAGGAAGAATTACGCAGATGGTTTGAGTCTATTAGTGATTGTGTATGAATAAGCCTGGATTGTATGCAAACATACACGCTAAAAGAAAAAGAATAAAAGCACAAAAAGTTGCAAAGAAAAAAAATCCAAAAGTTAAAGTAGAAAAAATGGCAAAAGTAGGAAACAAAAACAGACCGACTGCTAAACAATTTGCTCAAGCTGCTAAAACTAGAATAAAACCAATGGGATAAATTATGAAAGGTGTAAAACATTATTTAAGAAATGGTACAGAGCATAAAGGCTCTATGCACACTATGGCTAATGGAACTGTACACACTAATAAAAGCCACACCAAAACATCTAAAAGACTTTTACATTTTGCTGACCTATCTAAAACAGCTAAAGTTAAAGCTAAAGCATAATGGCTATAGATTACAGAGGTGAAAAGTTTTCTGGGTATAACAAACCTAAAAGAGCTAGAACTAAAACTAAAAAGTTTGCTGTATTAGCAAAAGAAGGAACTACAGTTAAATTAGTACGCTTTGGTGATGCTAATATGACGATTAAAAAAGACCAACCAGCTAGAAGAAAGTCTTTTAGAGCTAGACATAAATGTGACGAAAAGAAAAGTAAATTAAGTGCAGGATATTGGTCTTGTAAAAAATGGTAGTTTAAATTAACTAAAGGTAACGACCTCGTAAGAGAGTTACATATTATGAAAAAACAAGTATCAACAGGCTATAAAGCCAGAAATCCACAAAAACAAATACATGAACTTGTTAAAGAAAATAGGTTTGTAGTAGTAGTTGCACATAGGCGTATGGGTAAAACTGTATGTGCTATCAATCAACTAATACATAGTGCATTACAATGTGATAAACCTAATCCTAGATTTGCTTATATAGCACCAACATATAACCAGTCTAAAAGAATAGCTTGGGATTACCTACTAGAATACACTAGACCTTTAGGCGGTAAGGCTAACATAGCTGAATTGCGTGTAGACTTCATGGGTCGTAGAGTGTCTTTATATGGTGCAGATAATCCAGACAGTTTGCGTGGAATATACCTAGATGGATGTGTGTTAGATGAAATAGGAAACATTAACCCTACTTTATTTACAGAAATTATTAGACCTGCTTTAGCTGACAGAATCGGCTACTGCGTAGCAATGGGTACACCCAAAGGACAGAACCACTTTAAAGACTTACGAGATAGAGGTAAGAATAAAGATGGGTGGGAGTTGTTAGAATTTAAATCTTCTGAAACCAACATACTTGATAAAGGTGAGTTGTTAGCTGCCCAAGCAGAAATGGGTGAAGATAAATACCAGCAAGAATTTGAATGTAGCTTTAATGCTCCAGTAGAAGGAGCTTATTATTCATCTATTATTAATAAATTAGATGAACAAAAACAAATTATAGATATACCTAAAGACGAACTAGCAAGAACATACACAGGATGGGATTTAGGAATATCAGATAGCACTTGTATCTGGGTAGCACAATTAGTTAATAAAGAAATAAGACTTATAGATTTTGTAGAAAATCATGGAGTAGGTCTGGATTACTATGTTAATTGGTTACGAGAGCATGACTATATGTACGCAACACATATACTTCCACATGATGTGGCTGTACGAGAATTAGGTACAGGTAAATCAAGAAAAGAAATGTTAGAGGAGGCAGGGTTAAATATAACTATTGCTAGCAAACTAACAATAATGGATGGCATACAATCAGCTCGTAAGATATTACCTCGTTGCTGGTTTGATACAGACAAAACAAAACAGGGATTAGATGCACTACGCAATTATCGTAGAGTGTTTGATGAAAAAAGAAATGTATTTCATGATAGACCATTTCACGACTGGGCATCTCACGCAAGTGATGCGTTTCGTTATTTAGCAGTAGGATTAGATGAGTCGCCTATGGAATCATGGAGTAAACCTTTAGAGATTAATACCAAATGGATAGTATAAATGGCATATAGCAAAAAAAATATGAAAATAGATTCAGATGATAGTAGAGAGTTGGTCAATATTATTGACTCTCATATTAATGACTCTTTAGGATTTATTTCAACTGAAACTCAATTAGAAAGAGCAACAGCTCTTGAGTATTATTTAAGAGAACCTTATGGTAATGAAGTAGAAGGTCGCTCTCAAATTGTTACAGGTGAAGTAGCAGAAGTTGTAGATGGTGCATTACCACAAGTAATGAAAGTATTTACTACCAACTCTAAAGCAGTAGAATTTGAACCAGTTAATGCTGGCGATGGAGCTTTGGCTGAACAAGTAACAGCCTATGTAAATCATATTTTCTATAAAGATAATAATGGTTTTGAAATTATGCACGATTGGTTTAAAGATGGTTTGCTTCAAAAAGTTGGAGTAGTTAAAGCATATTGGAATGATAAAAAAGATGTTACTAAAGAAAAATACGAGAATCTGACCGAAGACGAACTTGCAATGTTAATGCAAGACGAAGAAATAGAAGTAGTAGAACAAGAAGAAGTAGAAGAAATTATAGAGCAAGACCCTCAACCAATGATAGACCCACAAACTGGACAACCACCTATTGACCCAATGACTGGACAACCTATGATGGATGAGATGGGTATGCCAATGATGATGGAAGTACCTCCTATTGTTAATATTTATTACAATGTTAAATGTAAAAAAACTAAAGATTTTTCTAAAGTTAAAATAGAAAATGTAGCACCAGAAGAATTTTTAATTGATAAAAGAGCTATCAACATTGAAGATGCAGAATTTGTAGCACAAAGAAGTTTAGTAACTCGTAGTGATTTAATTGCTATGGGATATGACCCAAAAGTAGTAGAAACATTATCTACTGGAGATACATTAGATTTTACTCCAGAAAGAACTGCAAGGTTTGGTGCAGGTGAAGAACCATTTGGTACTAATAACTCTGATGACGAAAGCATGGAAAGAGTTGAGTATTATGAATGTTATGTAAGAACAGATTTAGATGAGGATGGCATAGCCGAGTTACACAGAGTTTGCTATGCAGACAACAAGGTATTGATGCACGAAGAATGTGACTATGTTCCATTTCATAGTGTTTGCCCAATACCTATCCCTCATAAATTCTTTGGTCAATCATTAGCAGATAGAGCTATGGATTTACAATTAATTAAATCTACAGTTACAAGACAAATGCTAGACAACTTATATTTAACTAATAACTATCGTGTTGGTGCAGTTGAAGGACAAGTGAATCTTGATGATTTATTAACATCTACAGCAGGTGGTGTTATTCGTATTAAGAACCCTAATGCTTTAGTACCAATGACAGTACAATCTAGTGCTTCACAATCATTTCCTATGTTAGAGTATTTAGACTCTGTACAAGCAAAAAGAAGTGGTGTGTCTGATGCACAACAAGGACTTAACCCAGATATACTTTCTAATGTAACTGCTACAGCAGTATCAGCAATGACTTCTGCATCACAAGGTAAGTTAGAACTTATAGCTCGTATTTTTGCAGACACAGGTGTGTCGTCTTTATTTAAAGGCATACTAGCTTTAATCTGTAAGTACCAAAACAAAGAAAGAATTATTAAAGTTCATAATAATTTTGTACCAATGAATCCAAGAGAATGGAGTACGCAATATAATTTAACTGTTAATGTTGGATTAGGTACTGGTGGTAAACAAGAACAATTAGCTACTATGCAAATGATATTGCAAAAACAAGAAGAAGTAATTAAAGGATATGGTTTAAACAACCCTTTAGTAAATATAAAACAATACAGAGATACTCTAGCAAAATTTGTAAACATGGCAGGATTTAAAGATGACTCTGCTTTCCTTATGGAAGTGTCAGAAGAACAAGCTATGGCTATGGCTAAACAAGCAGCAGAAGCTCCAGAGAAAGATGACCCTAATACAGCAGCAGCTAAAATACTTGCAGAAGTAGAAAGAGAAAAAGCTCAAATGCAAATGCAAGCTAAGATGGCTCAACTTGAATTAGAAAAACAAAAAACAGAATTAAAAATGCAAAAAGAAATGTTAGAGCTTCAACAAGAAAGAGTAGAGTTTGAAACAGAAATGGCTCTAAAAGAATTAGAATTTGCACAAAAATCACAAAGCGAAGACTCTAAAAATAAACTATCTGAATCTAAAGAACTTATAAACGCATTAGATAAAATTAATAACATTGCAGGAATGTAATGGAAAAACAATTTGAAATTAAAGCTGTATTAAATACTCAATCATTTCTTGATGAAATAAAAGATATGACTAAAGAGTGTTACGCAGAAATAGAAAACTCTAATCCAGAAGATGTAGCTGTAAGAGAAAGAGCTTATCACAGGATTAAAGCAATAGATAACATGATGACTAGACTTCAATCTGTCGTAGATAGCGACAAGATTAAGAATAAATCATGGACAATATTATAGGCATTTAGCCTGTATGGTATGCCACACCTAGATGGCGATTAAGGAAATACAATGAGTGAAGAAACCATGACTTCCGATTCAACGGAAAGTGGGTCAAACCTAACAATATCAGAAGCAACATCTGCATTTGAAGGTATGTTATCCACACCAGAGGACTCGAAAGAGCAACCAACTGACCAGGAAAAAGATACACAAGAAGCAGAAGTAGAAGAAGAAGAAGTTGAATTTGAAGCTGAAGAAACTGAAGAAACTGAAGAAGTTGAAGAAGTTGAAGAAGCTGAAGAAGAAACTGAAGATGAATCCGAGATTGAAGATGAAGAAGTAGTTGAGGAAGAACAAACTTTCACAGTTAAAGCAGCAGGTGAAGAAAAAGAAGTTACCCTTGATGAGCTTAAAAAATCCTATCAACTTGGCTCTGATTATACTAAAAAAACTCAAGAAGTAGCTGAACAGCGTAAAGTTATTGAACAAGAAGCTAAAGCTATTATTGAAGCTAGACAAGTTAGAGATGACTACGCTCAAAAACTTCAGGCAGTTAATCAATTTTTAGTTGGCAATAATGAAACTAAAGAAAATTTATCTGCAATGAAAGAGAACGACCCAATAGGATATGCAGTTAAGGTCGCAGAAATGACCGAAAAAAAAGAACAACTACAAATAGTGCAAGCTGAACAACAACGAATTGCTCAACAGCAAAATTCGGATAGAGAAGCAAATATGCAAAATTATGTAGAAGCAGAAGCACAAAAGCTGACACAATCCTTGCCAGAGTTTTCAGACAAAGCCAAAGGCGAACAAATCAGAAATGATATTCGTAGCTATGGAAAAAAGGTTGGTTTCACAGATGAAGAATTATCTTCTGTCTATGATTCACGCCATGTTCTAGTTTTACATAAAGCTGCACAATGGGACAAACTTCAAGCATCTAAATCAGGTGTAAAAAAGAAAGTTGCAAAAGCACCAAAAATGGTGAAGGGTGGAGCAAAAGTAAAACAAAATTCAACAGATAGAACTAAAAAACAAATGCAAAGGTTGCAGCAATCTGGTTCAGCCAGAGATGCAGCAGCTATTTTTGAAAACTTAATGTAAGGAAAAATAACAATGGCAGAATTTAGAACGTTTACAGCTATTGGACAACGTGAAGATTTAAGCAACACAATCTATAACATTGCTCCAACAGAAACACCAGTAGTTTCATCTATTGGTAAAACAAAAGCAACAGCAGTATTCCACGAATGGCAGACTGATGACCTAGCAGCAGCTAGTGCAGCAGGTTTAAAAGAAGGAGATGCAGCAGGCGGTGCTTCTGATACTCCTACAGTTCGTGTAGGTAACAGAACACAGATTCAAGGTAAAACAATACATATCTCTGGCACTCTTGATGCAGTTGATAAAGCTGGTCGTAAGACAGAAACAGCTTACCAATTAGCTAAAGCAGGACAAGAGCTAAAACGAGACATGGAAAAAACAATCATGGGAAATCAGATAGCGGTTACTGGTACTGCATCAGCAGCTAGACTTCTTGCTTCTATACAAACATGGTTATTAACCAACTATTCTTCAATAGCTACTGGTGCAACAGCAGCAGCTCCTACAAATGGTAATGGTACAGTGGCTCGTACTCCATCAACAGCAGCTCAAGCTACTGTAGCATTTACAGAAGGAGCATTGAAATCAACAGTTAAATCATGCTTTGAAAATGGTGGTAACCCAACTATGTTGGTTGTTTCACCATTCTTGAAACAAGTAGTATCTGGCTTTGCTGGTATTGCAGCACAGCGTTATGAAGCTCCTACAAATGGTAGCCAAACTACTATTATGGGTGCAGCAGATGTTTATTTATCAGACTTTGGAACATTATCTGTAGTTCCTGATAGATTCTTAACTGCTGACCATGCAACTACTGGTGACCAAGCGTTTGTGCTTGACCCAACTATGCTATCAATTGCAACATTAAGACCATTCCAGTCTAACTTGCTAGCTAAAGATGGTGATAGTGAAAAACATCAAATGCTTTCAGAGTACACTCTGCAAGTATCTAACCAAAAAGCACATGGCATCGTTGCTGATATCAAAAATACTTAATATATAGTATTTGTTAATGTTGCCCACTTCGGTGGGCAGTATTATTAAGGATAAAAAAATGAGAGAATTTAAAAAACACAAAACAGATAATGGAGCAGTTGTAGAAGTTGCTCAAGATGTTTCTGATATTGTAGAACAAAATAAAAAAGAATTTAATAATGCGTCAACAACTTGGGGAGGCGGAGATGTTTTTGATAATAAAATTGCATCCATTCCACTAACTGTTATTGATAAATTAAACCAACAAGGAATTATGAGAGGGTTTCATGTATTAGATATGCCAAAGTTTAAACATTGGCTTAATGACCCTGACAATAGATTTTTTAGAACAAAACCAGGAAAAGTATAAATGGCATTTTTTAATGATTACGCAACACTACAAACTACAATAGCTAGTTATTTAGCTCGTAATGATTTAACTGCAACCATACCTGAATTTATTAGGTTAGCAGAAAATAGATTGAGCAGAGATTTGCGTATAAGACAAATGTTACAAATAGCAACAACTACTATTGACTCTACTGATGGAACAGTAGAAATACCAGCAGATTTTTTAGCTATGAAAGATATACATATATCTTCTAGCAATCCTATACAAACTGTTACATTCCAATCACCTAGTAATTTCTTTAGAAATACAAGAGCATTAACATCAGGATTACCTTCTTTTTATACTGCATTAGGTAGTGAATTTAGATTTGCTCCAATGGGCTCTGCAACAGATAAATTACAAATGCTCTATTATGTGAACCCACCACATATGAGTTCAACAGTTTCATCAAACCTCTGGTTAGCAAATACACCTGATTTACTGCTTTACGCAGCACTTGGTGAAGCAGAGCCTTTCTTGATGAATGATGAGAGATTAGCAACTTGGTCAGCAATGTATGACAGAGGAGTTATCTCTTTAAGTAAATCAGATGATGAGGGGGAATTTCCTGCTCATCCAATGTCAATAACAACAACTACGAGGTAAATAAAAATGGCAAATATGTCAAATGTTTTAGAAGTACAACTTCTAAACGCAACACTAAATGGAGTAGCATACACAGCAGTAAATAATCCATATATTTCTTTATGGACATCAGACCCAACAGATGCAGAATCAGGTACAGAAGTTTCTGCTTCAGGAACAGCTTATGCTAGAGTTGCTTCTTCTTTTGCAACAGCTTCTGGAGCTTCAGGCGTTGTTCTTTCAAATGCAGATGCAACTTGGTTAACAGCAACAGGTGGTGGCTTTGGAACAGTAGGATGGATTGGTTTACATAGTGCAGCAACAGGCACAGGCAATATGCTTTACCATACGGCACTAGATGTTACCAAGACAATTGATGCAGGGGATATTTTCAAAATTACTACTGGCAATTTATCAGTAACATTAGCATAGAGGATTAATCATGGCACTTGTATTTAAAGACAGAGTCAAACAAGTAACAACAACAACTGGTACAGGCACAGTCACGCTTGCAGGTGTTTCTGATGGATTCCAAGCATTTACTGTTATTGGCAATACTAATACTACTTACTACACAATTGTAAGTGGTGATAACTGGGAAACAGGTAGAGGTACTTATACTTTATCTGGCACTACATTATCAAGAGACACAGTATTAGAATCTAGCAATAGTGGTTCTAAAATCTCATTATCTGGTGAAAGTGAAGTGTTTTGTACTTACCCTGCTACAAAAGCTGTAGCACAAGATTTAAATAATGTTGCAACAGCTCCACAATTTGTTGCTTCTAATGGTATATATCAAAATTCAAATACAGTTAATACAAACATAACTTTTGAAACTAATAATAACGGAATGTCGGCAGGTCCAGTTACTGTAGCAAGTGGCATAACAGTAACAGTTCCTAGTGGCTCTAATTGGGTGATAGTATAATGGCAATAAAAATAAATGCAGATACAAGTAGTGGTTTAAAATTAATTTCTGATACTTCTGGTGTAATAGAATTTCAAACAGCAGGAACAACAAGAGCTGGAGTTAATTCAACAGGGCTTACTGGAGATGGTTCTCAATTAACTGGTATAGCATCTGGAATAGAATGGCAATCATCTATAGTAACAGCATCAACTTTAACAGCAGTAGGTAACAGAGGTTACTGGATAAATACAACATCTAATATATGTACTATTACATTGCCTAGTTCAGCCACAGTTGGCGACAGATTAATTTTTACTGATTATGCAAGAACTTGGGGTACGAATAAAATTGTATTAGATTCAAATGGACTTAAATATCAAGGTGGAGCAGATACCATGACTGTTGAATATACTACTGATGGACAATCACTTGATATTGTTTATTCAGGAGCAACAAAAGGATGGATTGCAAATACTGATGAAGCTACCGTAAGATATATTCCAGCTTATAATATAAATTATTTAATTGTTGGTGCTGGTGGCGGTGGTAGTGGTTATGGTGCTGGTGGTGCTGGTGGTTTTAGAACATCAACACAAGCAATTCCTACTGGCGGATTAGTAATTACAGCATCAATTGGTAGTGGAGGAGTTAGTATTGCAGGGGTAGGAACACAAGGTACAGCCAGTTCAGTAGCAGGACCAAATGGTACTGGAATTACAACAATATCTTCAGCAGGTGGTGGTGGTGGTAATCATGATGCTTCATATGGTGCTGCAGCAGGTTCAGGTGGCTCTGGTGGTGGTGGAGGTTATAATTCTGGACCAGGTGGAGCTGGTAATACACCATCTACAAGTCCTTCTCAAGGAAATAATGGAGGAACTGGATTAGCTGGAGATGAAAATCCAAAAATGGGGTCTGGCGGTGGTGGAGCAGGTGCTGTTGGTGCTAATCCATCAGGCACACAAGCAGGTGCTGGTGGAGCAGGTACAGCTACTTCAATTACAGGTTCTTCATTAACTTTTGCTGGTGGCGGTGGTGGCGGAGTAAATGCAGCAGGAACTGCTGGTTCTGGAGGAGCAGGTGGTGGAGGTAATGGGTCAGTAGGTGGTTCTGGGTCAAGAAACGGAACAGTTAATACAGGTGGTGGTGGTGGAGGAGCAGGTGGACCAGCAGGGGGTAATGGAGGAAGTGGTATTGTTATTATGAGTATACCAACTGCAAGTTTTTCAGGCATTACTTCAGGAGGTCCTACAGTATCAACATCAGGTGCAAATACAATACTTAAATTTAATAGCGTAGGAACATATTCAGGATAAAATCATGGCAAATTTTGCAAAAATAGGATTAAATAATAAAGTGACAGGAGTTTTTTCAGTTCATAATAATGAACTACTAGACAGTGAAGGTGTAGAGCAAGAAATTAATGGTATTGATTTCTTAACTAAACTTACTGGTTGGGCTATTTGGGTACAGACTTCATACAATGCTAACTTTAGAAAGAATTATGCAAGTATTGGTTGTACTTATGATGAGGATAGAGATGCTTTTATTCCACCTAAACCATCTGGAGATGGATGGGTATTAAATGAAGAAACTTTAACTTGGGAAAATGAATAATGGCTAGTATAAAATTAACAGGTGATACGAGTGGAGTAATCACAGTATCAGCTCCAGCAGCATCAGGAACTAACACGATTACAATGCCAGCCGCAACAGGCACAATGGCTTTAACAAGTGATATTAATTTAACTGCTTTAAACGCATCAAATTTAACATCAGGCACAGTTCCAGATGCTAGATTCCCAGCTACATTACCTGCCTTAAACGGCTCTGCTTTAACAGCTTTAGTTGCAAGTAATATTGCAACTGGTACAGTTCCTACAGCTAGACTAGGAAGTGGTACAGCTTCTTCAAGCACATTTCTTAGAGGTGATTCAACTTATGCTGCCTTACCTGGAGGTGGTAAAATATTACAAGTAGTAAGTCAAGTAGTTACAACAAAGGTAGCTACAACATCTTCAAGCTTTGTTGATACTGGGATTACTCTAGCTATAACTCCTGCAGCAACATCTAGTAAAATTTTAGTGCAAATGCAGGGAATGTTTGGAACAGGGGGTGGCGGAGAAAATAATTTCTTTCAAGTCCTTAGAGGAAGCACTCAATTAGGATTACAAATGTCTATTATGCAAGATGGTGTTACTCAAAATTTCCCTCGTACCGTAGTTTTCTTAGACTCACCAGGTACTGCAAGTGCAGTTACTTATAAAGTGCAAATTAAAGCAGGTGGTAACGAGGTATTTATGAATAGAGATAATAGTAACAATCAAATGGGGTTTAGTACCATTACATTATTGGAGGTAGGAGCATAATGAAAGCTATATACGCACTGTACCCAAATGCAGTAACAATTAGAGAAGAAGAAGATGGCTCTGTTTTATGTTATGACAAAGATAATAATCCTATAACAATAGACAATTCTTTAGTAAATGCTTGGGTAGACCCCAATGCTTGGATAGACAAAAGAAAAGATGCTTATCCTTTAGATACAGATTATTTAGATGGTATTGTTAAAGGTAATAAAGCTCAAGTAGATAAATACATAGCTGACTGTTTAACAGTTAAAGCACAATATCCAAAAGGAAATAGCTAATGGCAACAACAATAAATGGCTCTACAGGGGTTAACCAAGTACAAGATGATATTGTTACAGTAGATAAATTAAATTTAATATCTACAGCTTCTGTTCCGAGTTTAGAAGCTAAAGGTAGTGGCTCACAAGATGGTTATATACAATTAAATTGTTACGCTAATACACATGGTATTAAACTTAAATCTCCACCTCATTCAGCAGGAGCATCTTATACATTAACATTTCCTAATAATGATGGTGATGCAAATCAATTTCTACAAACTAATGGCTCTGGAGTTATGTCTTGGGCAGCACCAAGTGGTGGTGGAGTTACATATTTAGGCACTATGAATACTACAAGCGGAACTGAACAACAAATTACTAGTTTAGATTTAACAGATGTAAATATATTATTATTTGTTTACAATCAAGTTAGCCATACATCTGGTTCATCACAAAGATTAACTCTTGGAATTGGCGGAAATACACTATATGGATGGGGAAATACTATTAGTGCTGCTCAAGGATTGGCAGGAATGTTGCAAATAGACCTAAGAAATAATATAGGTGCATGGGAAATGTC